ATTTTATAATATTGTTTCCGCGTAAAATAATCTAAATTTTCGTAATTAACAGTATTTGTATTTTTAATCCTTGATTTTTATAAGATAATAAGGCCGATTATTCCGTATTACCTGTTGATCTATAAACTGCTCTGCAAGCGTTACACTCTCCCGATCAAAAGATAGTGTACCGTAATCAGTACAAAGCCCTCTCTGTGTTCCCCTTAGGGTAAGTCTACAATTGAGGAGAAAAGACAAGGATAAGAAGATGATTATTCATCCTCATGTGATTCGCCCTGCGTATCTAAAAATAACTTTATATGTTTATTCACATACGTGGGTGCATAATCAGGTTTAAGAATCTGTGTCATAATATCATAAGGAATAAAATTTACTACTCCTAAAAGATTATCATTCTTGCTCACTACATTCTTAAGTTTTTCAAGACAATCATTATAGGTCTCTCGACCATATAGATAACGATCTCGAAGAATAGTATCGGTATGAGCTCCAAATTGTTCAGTAAATGAGAGAGGTGATTCACTAGGTTTCTTAACCCAATGAAGTTTCTTGAAAGAGGAATCACTTTCAATAGGTGCAACCACTATCTTTAATTCTTCATGATAACGAAAAGATCTTTTTAGAAAAGATATTTCGTCAATAGGAATATAAGGACGAGATTTAGCATCTTTCTCTGCCATTGTATATTCAATATCTAATTTTGCAAACTCACTTTGACATGATGTATGTGTGTACCAGCTACAATGCTTCTTTACAGACATGGCATTGTCATCTCCATAAGTGGCAAGTCTTACATTTGATGCAAAAGATTCTTTAATCTTAGGCATTTGTGCATAATAAACATATCGCATCATAATTGAATTGCAAATACTATTGAGTTGTACTGTTATAAGATTCCCAGATGGATTACCATTTGCAAATCTATATAGATCTCCATCAATCAAGATATTTGGATGAATAATATCAGATAAAGCACCTTCGATTAAACGAATATCTTCATCTGAACATCCTGCTGATTTATACCATGAAATCATGATTTTAGCAGCTGCTGCCGTTATCTGAGCAGCCATGCGGGTATCAAAT